GTATGCCAGGTAGTCAGAAGTCAGCATAGCCTGCTGATGAGGCGACTCAAAAGTCTGTGGATGCGTCGAATTCTGCTTCAATTTCATGTTCAGTGAAGCGACAGGTAGAGAGATCATAAGTTAATTGGCACGCGACACCAACCTCGCCTGAATAGCGATTCTTAAGGACGCGCACTGTTGTGCCATTTCGTTCAGGTCCGCTCTGTTGATCTCGCTCCAGTGCGATGACTGAATCCGAGAGCTGAGCAATCGAAGCTGATCCGCGTAGCTGTCCGAGCGTGACGCGGGCTCCTTCCTCGTGGTTTGTGTCATTGGACGTTCTCCGCAGGTGAGATACAAGGAACAAAGTGATCCCTGTGCGTTCAACCAGGGAGCGGAGACGGGTCATGGTGATGTCCAGCATGCGGCGTTCGTCGCCGTCTAGCCCGCTGAGCAGGATGCTGAGGTGATCAAGGAATACAACACGCACCTCAAGCCCTGTGGCAAGGTACTCAATTCGGTTGTATATGACATCAGGATCAAAAGAACCAAACCCGTCGAAAAGAAAGAGATTCCACTGAGCAATAGAATCCTGATACGCCTTGGTGAGAGTAGCTCGGTCATGTTCTCCGATATGTAGGGACTGCCCAGTGGCAGCAGACATCAAGCCTAGGGCTGTACGGCGGTTGGATTCTTCCAACGCCACGTAACCGACCCGTTCTCCTTGATTAAGAAGGTGAGTTGCAAGGTCACGACAGAAGCTGGATTTACCGATGCCAGATCCTGCAGTGATCGTTGTAAGCTCACCCAACCTGATCCCTCGAAGCTTTGATTGTAATCCTTGAAATGGGTATTCATGCAGGCAGGGTTCTTCGGGTGTGGTGAGGTCATCGAGCAGTGTCTTGGCATCCACGATGCCGTCAGGACGGTATGTCTTGGCGTCCCATACAGCACGGCGGATAGCCTCAGGATCTTTGGCTTGCAGCGCATCAGAAGCATCCTTGTACTTCTCCATGCGAGCGATCTTCACCTTGCCTGGTGGCAGGATCTGAGCACACTCTTCTGCAGCCTTGCGACCTGGCTCGTCATTGTCATAAAACAGGACCACCTCTTCGTAGCCCTGTAACAGCGGCAGGACCCGCTGAATTGCTTTCTTTGCCGCAGGTGCACCGTCAGGTAGGGACACGTGAGGCCAGGTGGGCATGGCTACAGCACCTGATGCTGCGTCCAGCTCACCCTCATAGATGGTGATGCGTGTGCCCTTGTCAGGAACGAGATGCTGACCAAACAACTGGTGATCGACATTCTTGCCTTCCCAGTGAAAAGTCTTGTCAATGCTCTTGACCTTGGCAGCACACACCGTGCCACTGTTGTCAAAATAATGGAAGCGCAGCACGTCCCCATCCTTGTGGATACGGTACTTGCGACACACTTCCTCAGAGATACCCCGCTTGGCTAAGCTGACAGGCTGTCCTTGAATCATGACGTTGGGAAAATTTAAGTGGTCGGTCTCGCCATCTGCATGCTCGTATGCCCCACATACGAAGCAGTAGGCATGGCCGTCATCATAACGTGCCAAACCATCACTGCTACCGCACATGGGGCAGGGCTCGTGACGAAGGAACTCACTCTCCTGGTTTGAGCCAGTTGAGGGGTATGTCATAGTACGGGCACCATTGGAATCCGTTCTTCTCCGCCCATGCGGCGTAGGTAGTTTTAGAGTTCTTACTAATCTTATTGTATGGCGCTTGGAAGACCAGGCGTACGTCTAGATCAGGGTTGCACTTCTTTACAGCAAGCATCTTGCGACGATCAGCTGGTTTGAAGAAGCCCTTGGTCTCAAGGTAAATGTCCCCGATCTTGAAGTCGGGGGTGTATTTAGCCTCAATGACGTAGTTGAATTTATCAGGCTCGTAGCTGTATTCAACTTTGAGGTTTGTAAGAAGCTCAGCCACCTGTTCTTCCAGGCGACTACGCATCAGAAGTCCTCGTCAACGTTGATAGAGGCAGGAGCAGCCTCAGGGTTGGGCTCAGAGGTCTTGAAGCCTCGAGTAGTACCAAACAGCTCAGTAGCTTCTTCAGCGTCCATATCACCGCTGTCCTGGACACCAGCACCAGTGTTCAAGCTTACGACCTGAATGGCTTTGAGCTTGAGAGAGGTACCGATATCACCAGCAGGAAGGCAATACGGCTTTTGGATGAAGGCGAGTTTGACCTTAGAACCGCTATACAGCGGAAGGTTAGCATCAGTGATGGCAGTGCCTTCAGTGTCCACGATAACAGGTACAACCTTGTCGCCCTCCTTCCAGCGGAACTTGCATTGGTACATGCCTTCGCTCACTTCCTCCCAGGGCTCTGGCTTGGTAGTGACACGACGCGGGTTCTTGGCTTTGCTTTTAGCCCACTCCAATGCACCTACACGCTCATCCTCAAGGGCATCAACGATTTCCTTGGGGAGCAAAGCAGTGAGGGTGTGACCGTACTCAGACGGCTTGAGAATAGCCTGGTAGCCATCCAGGGTTACGGGCTCTTTAGTGACGTGAGTCGCCATTGTGATGATGGTGGAAAGTTAGCAGAAAAAATAGGTGGAATCTTCGACCACCTCAGGGTCTAGTGTTCCGACGATGGGAGGTTCTTCAGAAGCGTTAATAGCTTCTCCGAACTTAGACAGCCAGCAGTCTCGCGTGAAGATGTCCGTGTAGGTCTCTCGCACGAGTGCATTGAGTGTTCCCATGTCAGTTGCTCGGCATAGTACCGAGTCATGGATGACTGTGAATGGTCCATTGAATCTCTGAAATGTTTCGTGGAGGATGGACGCATCCAGGCTGTGGATCAGATTCGGAGCAGTACTGGACTTGTGACGGTTAGGACAAGGATCGCCATCACCGACAGACAAGGTGACCTGTGTGGTACCCAGTAGCTGTAGCTTGAGACGTTCTGTCTCTCGCTTGTTCCTTTGCTGATTGACTACAAAACCAGAAGGTGTAGTCCACTCAACTTCAGTAGCACCGCTGCGGATGTACTGACCAACATGAGCTTTGATCCAACGCATGACACGCATAGGACCAGGCACAATTGCATCCATGCTTTGGTAAACAGCACTGACCACCTCACTTACTTGAGACTTCTCAGGCTCAAAGCCTTGCTCAACCAATGCTTCCCTGATGTACCCCCATGAGGATGATCTGGTCGCATTGTATGGGATGGTCATGACTGTTCTCTTAGTAGTTTTCCGTGTCATCCAAGGATGTAGCTCAGCAGGGAGATACTTCTTGGCTTCCTCGGCTACCGCTTTGTAAGCGTCAGACGGTCGATCGCCAGGACAGACATTGACAAGACTAGCAGTAGATTGATCTTTAGCAAGACCAGCCAGGATCTGTAAACCAGAACACGTAGCATCTACTGCAACCATCAAACCAGTTGTCTGTTTGTCACACAAAATACAGCAATGGTAATACTCATGACATGCTGCCATGAATTGCCATGGTTCTTCGACCTCCTCCCATTCAGGAAGGTTGTCTATGGGGTCGGTGGCAACCTTTGTGATTAAGTCATAGTTCTCTCTGACCCATTCCAGGCGTTCAGCCATAGGAGCCTTGTCCAGACCGAAGGTCGTAGCGCATTGGAAGGCCAGCCATGATTCGGACTCAGGAGTAACAAATGACTCATCAGCAAACCTTATTAGGCTTTTACCAAAGTCTGTGTCTTGTGGTGACAAGTAAGCGCAGATAGGGTAAGTTCTTCCTCTGTAGTCGAAAGACCAGCAAAGGTAGTACTCCTTATCTTTGAACTTCTCAGCTGCTTCCAACTGAGTTCTTGTTCTCACTGATCGTTTGAAGTTCATTCGATCAGCATTATATGCCTCTGCCATCATCCTCTTCCAGGCTTGTCTGGCTTCAGCATTATCATCAATGTCAGGAGGCTTTGGAGGCTTGAATGCCTCAGAGATTGGAATGAACTTCCCAACCTTGATTCCTCTTTTTCTGAAGTGCTGTGCTACTTCAAGAACATGATGATTCACACGGTATTTCACCTTCTGAAGCTTGTTCAAAAACTTCAGCGGAATGTCCCCGTGTTTTACTGCACCCTTACCGCGTCGGGTTAGTTCATGACCACGCATCAGCTCGT